AGTTGGCCAAAGCAGCGCGAGCTAAGGCTGATGGCGTCCGTAAGACCGTGAGTGTGAAGCAGCAGCAGGTTCAACAGGAACGCTTTACGAAGACCTGGGCAGATAATTTCAACAAGTTGTCCGAGAAAGAGACTTGGTTGAAGGATCAGTCCAGTAACGAGTACAAGCGAACGGTTGAGTTGTTGCAGCGCATTCCGATCTTAACAACGCTGCCCAATGGGTTAGCCCATGCGGTAGAATTGATGAAGCTCCAAGATACTGCGGGTCGATTTCAGTCTGTAGAAGCCGAGAATAAGTCTCTGAAAGAACAGCTCAACAAGCTCCAGCAGAAGACCGCCATTGGTAAAAGCGTTCCGGCAGGACAACTCAAAGCAGAGGAAAAGGATTTTTCCAAGCTATCCCAGAAGGAGCAAAGGGATGCGCTCATGCGAGCGACACGAGAGTTCGACCGGGAAAGCAACCAATAGCACAACCACAACTAAAATATGGCAGGCATTACTACTTCAACCACGCTAACCAGTCAGTTCCAGAACTTCTTCAGCAAGGAGCTTCTCTCGATCGTCCAACAGGAGACGATTCTTGATCAGTTCTCCATGAAGACTCCGATCCCCAAGAACAACGGTAACAAGGCCATCACGATGTTCCGCTTCGGTTCTCCGAGCGTTGCTGGTGTCCAGACCATCAGTTCTGAAGGTACTCCTATCAGCTCTGGAAACTATCGTTCCCTTGTTCTCAACAGCCTCAGCAAGACGCTCGCTCAGTACGGTCAGGTGATCGGATTGACCGACATCCTCCGCGCTACGGACCTGTTCAACTCCCTCCAGCAGGCCACCAAGACCTCTGGTCTGGACATGGCCCTCTGGGTGGACTCAGTCATCCGTAACACCCTGATCGGTTCCAACCTTTTGACCAGCGGTTCCTCGATTGGTACCCTTCCTGAAGTTGGCACTGTCGCTTCTCCTGGTCCGTTTGAAAACTCTGATCGTTGTAACGACAATGCTGCTGCTGGCGGCATCAACGTGTACGGTAATCCTGGTACTCTGGGAGCTGGAAATCAGACCTTCACTGCTCTTAGCACTGACCTCACCGCCATCAACACCACGATGAAGGCTGAGGGCGTCCTCGATTCCATGACCCGTCTGAAGCGTAACCGCGCTCCGATGATCAATGGTGGCTACGTCCTCGCAACCGATCCTCGTGTTACCCGCGATTTGATGCGCGATACCGATTGGTTGAACGCTTCCAACTACGGCAACAAGGGTCAGCCGTTCTACAAAGGAGAGGTTGGTTCAATCTACGGTTGCCGAGTGGTAAACCAGACCAACTCGTTTGTCAGTCAGGCCAGCACGACGATTGCCGGTCAGCAGTTCGTTTACAGCACTGCTGGCGGAGGTGGTTTAACCGCCACCTCGGATGTTATCGCCTCGTTCTTCTTTGGTAACGAGTCGTTTGGTATCCCTGCCTTGACCGGTGATGATCCGTTGTCCCCGAAGGTTGTGATTACCGATACCCCCGACAAGAGCGATCCGTTGAACCAACTCGTCACCGTTGGCGTGAAGCTGTACTTCGCCGCTCTGCGTTTGGCCGCTGGTAACACTGGCTCTACCGGTAACCCGGTCTGGTACTTGGTCCACCGCACCAAGACCGCTTCCACGCTGTAATATGCGACCTAAGACGGCCACCATCATGGTGATTGCCGTCGGCCCAAAGGGGCATCGTCGAGAAATCGGTGGTGCCCCTTCTCATTCCGCTTGCGGATGTGATGAGGCTGACAACAATGCGCCAATGATTGCGATTCCAGTCGAGGCTCTTTCCACTGACACGGAAGATGGCCAACAGGCTTCCCCCGAGGTTGGTGATGAAGTTGTCCTACAGGAAGTTCGGGGTATTCTCAAGAAGCTTGAAAATGGTGAGGCTTACGTTGAGATCCAAAGCGTGAACGGTATGCCCGCCGAGTACGAGAAGGCCGGCAAGGAATCAATGGAACCAATGGACGAAGAAGGTATGCGAAACATGGTTTCCGAGTACGACAGCGAGATGGAGTCTTAACATGCCAATCTACACCTTCGAAAACAAAGGCAAGTCCTTGGAGCAAATCGCTCCGATGGGAACCGATTCTCTTGTGATCAAGGGTGAACGCTGGACGAGGCAGCCGGTAGCCCGCTTCGGGGTTACCGGTTTTGCCCGCGAAGCCGAACTCAAGGACAAGGTGAAGCAGGGCTTTAGCCGGATGGAAGACCGGCAGGGTACCCGCTTTGAAAGCACTTTTAGCAAGAATCAGATCCGTAAAATTTGGGACATATGAGCATAGAATCTAATCTGGCAACCGAGTATTCGATGGGCAATGCGGGCTTCCAGCTCGTGACCTCTACCGCGTTGACCACTGGCCCATTCGTTGCGATCACCACGATTGCCGCAACCACCTTTACCTCGATTACCGGTAATAACATCAGCGGCACTTGGTCCGCAGTGGCTATCCCCGCTGGCATTACGCTTCCTGGGCCAATCACAAGCTTCCAGATTTCCAGTGGTCAGGTGGTTGCGTTCAACGGAATCATCAGCTCCTAACCGTGACACTCGCTCTCGGAACACGATTGGCTTCGAGTGGGTCTGGCGGAAACGTCACGCCCATCGATCCGCCTGTCGAGAGAAGGGCTATTGTTACAGAGGATTTACAACCATTTGCTTTAGAGTTTGATACAATAGCAGTGGATTTTCTTGTGGCATCAGATGGGACTTATGATGTCCTTAGTCTTGAAGGTGGAGTATCACCAATTAACATTTTAACAGAAGCGTCAGATAAATTCATTCTAACAGTTTACTAATATGGCAGACGTAAAAATCACAGCCTTAACGGCCATTTCAGCTAATCCGGTTAATCCGGCAACCTTCCCTATGCCAATGGTGGATCTGCTGGATACCAGCATGGCCGCGAGCGGTACCACCAAGAAGGTAACCGTCAACCAGATCCTGGGAGCCGGCGGCACCGCCACCCTCGCCTCCGCCACCATCACCGGCGCGGCTACGGTGGGGACGACGCTGGTGGTCACCGGCAAGGTAACCGCCAACACCAACATCGAGATCACTCGCGGCCTCCTCAACGACGGCACCAGCACGGGCGTTGGCGCGACGGCGTTGGCGGCTACGACTGCGGGTGCGACGGGGAACACCGCGCTTGGTTATCAGGCGATGTATCGGGCGACGACTGGCGCGAACAACGTGGCCGTTGGTGTTAGTGCTGGTCAAGGTATCACGACTGGAAGCACTAATATTGCTTTAGGTTCCTCTGCATTTGGAAATAACTCATTTTCTTCTACTGGAGGCAACAACATCGCCGTTGGAAATTCTTCGATGTACAGTTCTGCCGCTATCACTGGCTCCAACAACGTCGGTATCGGTCAAGATACATTCCGCAATTTGTCCAGTGGCGCAGGCAATCAAGCAATTGGAAATTCTTCCCTAAACCTTTTAACCACTGGATTAGGAAACGTAGCAATTGGAAATTCTGCTTTACAAGATGTAACCACAACTAGTTATTCTGTTGCTATCGGACAGGGTGCGCTGTCAAATAGCACTGTTGCTGACAGTGTTGCAATTGGAACTGACGCATTAAGCGCACTTACAGTAGGTGTTCAAAGCACTGCGGTCGGTCGCGGTGCGCTTCAAACCCTTACTGTAAATAATAACTGCACTGCGGTTGGTTTCTTTGCCGCTGGGGCTACCACAGGTGCTGATAACACTGCTGTCGGTGCCAATGCTTTTAGGTTGGCTACAAGTGGTTCTGGAAACACTGCTGTTGGTTCAAATGCAATTAGTGTTGGAGTCACAACAGGTGATTACAATACGGCAATTGGAGTTGCCTCTGGACAGTCTTTGACTTCTGGAGCAAACAATACGCTTATTGGAACTAGTGCTGGAAATAGCATCACCACTGGATCTTCAAACATTTGCATCGGTCGCGCTGCTGATCTTGCGGCATCAGGAAATTCAAACACTCTGTCCATTGGCTCCGCCACTTACTTCGTTGCCACTAACGGTGCAGCCACAACCTACTACTCAACCGCAACTGCTGGCGCAATAGTGCCGTTGAGTTTTGTTGGTTATATGCGAATCCGATTGAACGGAACCTTCGTTAAAGTTCCAATCTACAACGACTAATCTTTAACTAATATGCCCATCACCTACACTTGGACCGCAACCAGCCTCATCGGCTACCCCGTCTTGGACGGGGAGACCGATGTGGTCACCCGCGCCTGCTACACCGTCCTCGCAGACGATGGTGCTGGCCACACGGCAGACTATTCCAATTTCGCCTACACCCCGCTGGACCCGTCTGTGCCGTTCATCCCGTATGCTGATCTGACCAATGATATCGTCATCGGTTGGGTGCAGTACAACATCGGAGCGGATCTAGTCGCTTCGATTGAGGGTAGCCTCGCTATCCAGATCGAACGGCAGGTGACCCCGCCGCCGCAGCCGGAAGTGCTGCCGTTGCCGTGGCCTATGCCTGAGCCTCCTGCTGCCATTCCTGTCGCTCCGACAAACTGACATCTATGCAAGTATTGACGCTCAATCTTGATCCCGTATCCGCCAATGCTTTGATTGCAAACCTCCAAGTTGCGATCAAGGTAAGCGGCTACGAGGTCGCTCGTACTGCGGTTCCAATTATCGACGAACTCCTGCGACAGGATGCGGAGTTCAAAGCCTCTCAATCAGACCAGCCTAAATCCGAGTAATGGAACCAACGAACAGCAGCACCAGCCCTGGACTCAGCCTAGCAGCAGCGGCAGGTGCCACCGCTGTTTCGTTTATTCCATGGCTTACCGACTGGGTACAACTTATCACCGCGGTAGTCGGCTTAGTTTGCGCCTGCTACGCAGCGTTTCGATTATTCCGATCAAAATGAAAAACACGAAAACAACTCTCGCAGGTCTCGGCGCCATTCTCGTTGCTGTTGGTGGGGCTCTTAAGGCCCTGTTCGACGGTGACCCGAGCACCAATGTCGATCTAACTACGACCATTGCCGCGGTCACCGCTGGCATTGGCTTGATCTGGGCCAAGGATGCCAAGGAAGTCGAAGCTCCTAAGCCGTGAACTGGGTCTACCAGATCCTTCGGGCAATCCTCGACTTCCTGCGAGCAACACCACCTACCGATGTGCAACATGGCAAAGCACCTGATGATCTCAAGAATGATCTGGCTGCTCGTGTTGCCGATCTGCCTGGGTTGCCAGCAGACGAAGGTGGTCCTAGTGCCAAGCGGTGATCCTGTGATGTTGGCCGAGCCTACCAAGGCCAGCGTCTACGGATTCGATTCAAACAAGAAGCTGGTGGGGCCGTCCACCGTCACTCTGCCGGCTGGTTGGTACGTTTTACCGAAGAACTGATATGGCAACACCACTTACAGGAAGTAGCGTCGCATCGACTTACACTGGCCTACTCAAGATCACCGACAACTCCACCGTAAGCGCAACGCTCAAAGCTATCAGCGACGGCGGTGGTAATGACTCCGCTCTCCAGATCTCCAGCGTTGCAGTCAATACCACCAATGACTTCAGCGTAGCCACTAACAAGCTCACAGTAGCCTCTGCAAGCGGCAACACGGCTGTTGCGGGCACTCTTGGTGTGACCGGGGCCACCAACCTCTCAAGCCTCGCTACGAGCGGGGCAGCGACCATAGGCGGTGCGCTCAATGTCACCGGAGCTACCACGCTTACCGGCAACCTCGCGGTCCCGGGAAACCTTGCAGTCACTGGAAATTTCGCGGTCAATACCAACAAATTCACGGTCGCAGCAGCCAGCGGAGATACGGTCATTGCTGGAACACTCGGTGTAACTGGAGCAGTTACAGCAAGCGGAAATTTGTCTGCCTTAGGCACTGTTGGTGGAAACGCACTTTCGATTAACGGAAACGCTGGGATAACCGGAGATCTTAATATCTCAGGGGACACTACAATCGGAAATGCCGGTACCGACACGCTTGCGATAAGATCGGACAACATCACGGTTCCAAACCTAACCACTGTTACGGTGGATCTTGCCACTGATAAGGTGCTGATTAAAGATGCAACAGACAGTAAGGTAAGGCTTATCACTGCGAGTTCGTTGGGGATAAGTGCTACCAATGCTCCGCAAGTAAAACAGACTCTCTATATAGACTCCACCGCTGGAGCGAGTCCGTTCGTTGCCACAAGTACCCTATCAGGAACTGAGATCACGGTACTTACCACTTCGATCACTCCTAGGTCTACAGGTTCAACGGTGTTGGTTACGATAGCTATAAACTTTGGAATTTCTGGAGCCTTAGCCTACGGAGCGTTCAGGATAACTCGCAATGCAAATGAAATTGGATCAAACAATGTAGGTTCATTGTTGTACGGCATTGCGCCTTTAAGTAGCACTGGATCTACTAGTGGTTCTATTCTTACTAGTCAGTTCATCCAGATTCTTGATTCACCATCATCCGCATCCGCTGTTACATACAAGATTCATTTGTATGCTACTGGCCCAACTAATTTTCCATCAATTTGGTTAAATAGAACATTCCAAGATGTTACTAATGGAGTTAACGCTGACAGCCTCCCCCGGGTCAGTTCCTCAATGATCTTGCAAGAATACTTCGCATGAAACCCTCCGAAGCGGCTCAGGCGGCTTGCGATAAGCTGTCGTTCACAGACTCGGCCACCATCGCGTTGGCCAAGAAGTTCTGTATCCGCCGCTACTCGATGATCTGGGATTCCTGCCTGTGGAACGATACCCTCGGCATTATCTCTCATCCGGTCACCGCCGGAACTGAGATCGTCACCCTCTCCGATTACGTCACCTCCGCCTACGCTTCAGGGACCGGTTACAATACCTTCATCGACTTCCCCGTAGCCATCCGCTTCACGGTCACCGGAGATACCGATGGCATTGAAGTGCCCGCCGCGGAATGGGTCTCGTTCTTCCAGCTCGATCCCAATACCTGGAACAACGTCGATAGCCGTAAATCCACCCCCGGCAACTTCGTTAACTGGACTCGATTGATCGGTGGAGCTTATGGCGAGGCCGGTGTTCCGCGCATCAAGCTCGTTCCCACGCCCAACGCCGATGGCACCCTGTTCATACTTGCCAAGAAGCAGTCGCAGATGCGGCAGTTCGGTGAGGCGGTCACCATCTCCAACGATACCAACTTCGAGCTGCGAGGCGTAGAGAACGCTCTAATGGCCTACACTGAAGGCGATCTCCTCGAATACTCTCGGCAGTACGGTAAAGCCCAAGCCAAGTTCCAAGAGGGAGCCGCTCAAGTCTCCGTTATGAAGGACATGGAACGCGGCCAACAACAGCAAATCAGCCGCATCATCCCAGATAGCTTGTACGATTACACGTTCCAAGACATCCTGTAATCCGCCATGCCATTCCAATCCTCAGATGCTCTCGATGACCAGATGCTTCTGGATGGAAGCACTGGGTTTTCAACCGGCGTAATTTCAGCCACTCGTCCTGATGGCATTCCTGCGACCAGCATGGAATCGGCCATCAACATGGACTATGACGATTTCGGGAACATTGTCACCCGTCTTGGAACCGTTTCACTGGCAGGCAACAGCATCACCGCCAACTGGGAGGACATCATCACGAATTGGGAGTCAACGACTTCCAACTTCGGAAGCAATCTCCCAATCAATGCCACGGTATTGTCCGGCTTCTACTTCGATACAGCCGCATCCGAACGCCTCGTTATCGCTGTTAATGACCTTAGCACCTCCACCAAGAGTCTCTACTACGGGTCACCCGGCGTTTCCTACAACCTGATTTCAGGATCAACGCTCAACGCTTCCGCTTCCTACGTCTATTTTGCTCAATTAAATGACAAATTGTTTTATTCGGACGGTTTAGGAACGCTGAAATACGTCTCCAGCGCGAACCTCGACAGCTCCACCACAGCCGGCAAGATCAGCCGCATCGACGTCATCAATCAGGGAAATGGCCATAGCTCTGTACCCACAATCACCATCTCCGCGCCACCTAGCGGTGTAACAGCTACAGCAACCGCTGTTGTTGCCAGCGACGGTAACCTCGTTTTCATAACGATCACCAATCCCGGCAGCGGATATGTCACCGCACCCACTGTCTCCATCTCGCCGGCCAACCAGTCTCACGCGGTCGCCTTTGTCTCGCTCACGCCGCCCAACAAGCCGATCTTCCTAACCACCCACACCAATCGGTTGTGGGCCGTTTCGGCGGACACTTCGATCCAGCCCGATACCCTCTACTTCTCGGATATCCTCGATGGCGAATCCTGGGATCCTCTCGGCTCCATCCGAATCGGTGGCGATGGCGACCCCATCAAGGGACTCTACTCTTGGTTCGGCTATCAACTCATCGTCTTCAAGGAACGCTCTATTTGGAGCGTAAATGCCGATCCTACGCAGGATGCTGCCGATTGGACCATATCACTCATCAGCGGCAATATCGGCTGCTCATCGCACCGGTCCATCACCGCGGTTGGTCCCGATGTATTCTTCTTCTCCCGTGACGGCATCCGATCTCTCCAACAGATCCAAGCCGGTACCCAGACCAGCGTAGGTCTCGCGCTCTCCAGCCCGATCAATGACCTCATCAGTCGCATCGACAAGACCAAGCTCGATCTCTGCGACGGTGTATTCTGGAACAACCGATATCTGTTGGCTGTTCCGTTCGTTGCCGAGGAACCAGCGATCCTCGGAATCGAAAGCGAGTACGCGCTCCTAACCGAGAACAACATCGATATCGCCCTCGAAGGTGCGCTCAACGAGAACAACGCGGTCATCGTGTACCACTCGTTGGCCCGCTCTTGGCTTGGTTACTGGGACAACTGGATCGTAAACGACTTCATCCCAACCTCGTTTTCAACATTTGGACCCGTCCTTATGTTTGCCGGCGATATCATCTCGGTGTCAGCGGGAGCGGGCCAGGTCTGGTCATTCAACGATTACCTCCCGAACAGCCGGTTGTCGCCGGTCTCAAGCTCCGCATACACCGATGGCGGTGCGAATTACGAATCCACGGTGATCACCAAGGCTTACAACCTCAACGAACCTATCCCCGACAAAATCGGGTACAGCGTTCAGTTCGCCTTCGATAACCCGTACACCACCGCCACCACGACCGCGGCAGTGTCGTTGGCCAAGGATATGTCGGACACATTCGTTACGCTCGATTCCGCGCTGGCGATCACCTCAAGCCAGAAGTTCCTGAAGGCTTACAACCTGATCAGCCAAGGCCGATGGAATACTTTGCAATTCAAGGTAACCGCAGACGCTGGTCGCTTGTCTCTGCAATCCACCATTCTCTCTGGCTTCGTCGATTCTGTGCGTCCTCAGCAATGACCGCACATCCAACAAACATCGAAGCGGCCAAGCTATTGCAAGAGCATTGGCCAACCTGCTCGTCATGGACTGAGGATCAGATCCTCAACTGGATCGGGATCTTCAACGCCAAGAAGCTGATTGGCATTGTGAAGAACGAGGAAGGAAAGTGCGTCGGTGTGGGAGCTGTTCGGTTCCTGAACTCCATCGAGGAATCCGAGGATCTCAACAACAACTTTCCAGACGGTCACATCGCGTGGATCGAGATTGCCATTGGCACTGAGCCGCATGCGGTTCAAACCCTTTGGTTGGCCATGATGCGGTTATGCTCTAAAAACGTCACCAAGCTGGGTGGTTTTAGAAAAGGCATTAACCGTTTGTACGATTTTGACAGGTACTTCAAACTGCTGATGAACAAGAGGATTTCTTATGGGCGGATCATATAAAGCACCAGACATGGCAGCGGCGAACCGCGAGGCAGTTTATGCCCAAGCGGAAACTTTCCCTATCATTCGAGAGCTGGAATCAGCTTCTCGGCTTGGAACAAAAGGATCGTATGTCATGCTCGATAAGGATGGGAATCCTCGCATTGATCCAAAAACCGGTAAGACTATAATTCGCGAATACGATTTCTCCGGTCAGGGAGATGTAGATCTAACGCGACAAATTGCTCAAGTATCCAATGAATTGGCTGATCCACAGGCCGCAGCTCAACTTGCTGTAGCTCAAAAATATGGGCGTCAATTTGCTGCTCAAAGAAGGTCCGAGCTTCAAGAGGTTGATCCTACCCGTTACGCTCTTTACGAGAATTTCCTTCAGGATCTTAAGTCTGGAAATAATCAGATTCCCGAAGACACGATTGAGTCCCCTTCCTACGAGCGCGTAGGCATGCCGGGTGGTCCTCAAGACACTGGTGAGGCTGCAAGAATCCGTAGCAACCTTGAACGGCAAATTAGTTCTGGTCTCGCTCAAGCCGGTACGCTTGATCCAGCCATGATCCGAGGTGCGGAACAAGCTGCTCGCGCCCGCGGAACTTCCACTGGCAATCTCCTTGGTAACCTTTCGGCATTCCGCGAAGCCCGCGCCGTGAATGAAGCAATCTCCAACGCCGATGTCCAACGTCGGCAGCAAGCTATTGGCCTACTTCAGAGCGGTCAGACCAGCAGTGATGTCGCCAATCGCCAAGCTCAGGAAGCTTTCCAGAACATTCTTGCTGCCACCGGTCAGCGGAACACCGCAATGCAGCAAAGCTTTGCTGGTCAGATGGCTTCGCAACAGCAACGTCAAGGCATCCAGCAACAGAATATCGCCAACGTCCAATCCGCTCTTGGACTCCAGCCGATCGTTTCTCAAGCCGCCCAACTTGGTAACCTCCAGCAGGGTGCGTCTCCGTTTGCTCCGCCTCAATATATCCAAGGTATGCAGCAAGCAGGACCAGGTCAGTTGCTACAGACTGGGTCTAGCTTCGCTCTTCAGAACGCTCAGAATGCTTTTCAAGCTTCTCAAGCCGGATCTCCTCTTTCGATTCTCAAGGGTGTCACCGGGGCGATCGGCGCACTCGGAGCCGGTGTCGGCTGCTACGTCGCTCGTGAGTGCATTCCCGATCAATGGGAGGCGTTCTACTTCTGGAAGGAACTCGTTGGACCGAAGTGGTTCAAGAGCTTCTACGACAGCAACGCCGAGAAGTTCGCGAAGTGGCTCAAGGACAAGCCGAAGGTCAAGAAGCTTGTGGCCAACTGGATGATAGCTCGAATCAACAGCTTGGTTCCAAAGGTTTAACCTATGGCAAACGAGATTCTCAGTGGCATTGGAACTCCGCTCGATCCTTTAACCGAGCAAAGGTACGATGTCACAGGATTAAAACCTCCATTTGAAGACGAGGCTGCTCCACCATCTCAACGCTTAGAAATATCTCCGTTTGAGAAGTACCTCATGGCTCTGGAGAGCCTTCAAGCTCCCGTTGAATTTACACCCGGTTCATATCAGGAACCTTCCGCTCCAGTGTTTAATCCAATGGCCGCTCCTACGGCTGTTCAAGTATCTCCAGCCAGTAAATTCGGTCCAGTAACTCAATCTGGATACGCTCAACCTCCTGTGGATCCGATGAGTTACTACTCGGATCCAGATCTGAGTAATCCTCAGACTTTAAATCAAGAGCAGCTAAATCCTGTAGCGGAACAATTAAGCACAAGCGCAACAATAATAAACAACCCAAACACCGGGTTGCCTATTGAAGTTGTTCCAAACCCTGACTTTGTAGAACCGCGAGTTCTTCCAAACCCTCCAAGGTTGGGCCTTCCTCCTATTCCTCCTGGAATGCTGGACCCTGTTATGGACTACGATCAATGGAAGTGGGTTGATCGTTACATCCCAAAACCTGATAAACCTGCTCCTCCTAAAGATGATGAGAATGTAAAATATCTCACTCCAGAAGAGATTGAGCAAACGCTTGGAGGGCAAACGCCAACGCCTCCGGTACCTCCTCAAGAAGATGTGCCATTGCTCGCTCCAGGAATACCTCCTACGACTGGTTTACCTACCATTGTTAAACCAAGACCAGTTGTTTCTATTCCTAAACCTAATCTTAATCTTCCGGAACCTCCAAAGTATACTGATACAGTTCGTAATCCTGGGCGTATAATTCCATTTAAGATGCCAACGGAAGTTCCGATTCCCGCTCGTAGGGCCGCGGAACTGCTTGCTCCTGGATACTCTCAAGATATCAACTATGATCCCGATGAGATCCTTGCAGCAGCGATGAGGGTGATTCGTGGACGTAGCGCGGGAAGATCTTTGATGTACTAACACTATGGCTTTAGAAAACTTCCTACAGAACGCCGCGAATTTCGCTACAGGTGGTTTGTATAACAACCTCAGCGGGCGCGACAAAGAGCTTCAGCAGCAACAACTTGCTGAGGCCGAAGCATTTCGCGTCAACCCCGAGTTGGTACGCGAGGCTGCGAAGTACGATCCATCCATCATGGAACGTCTTGGCAATCTGCTGACTGGAGGTATCTATGGGCAGGCCAGTGGCATGAACGACAAGCTCGACCAACGGACTATGGCCATGAAGCAGATTAGAGATGAAGAACTTCAGCGGCGAATGGAGGATCGAATGAACCAATACAGAATGGGTCCAGTACAAGAACCTGTTGGGAGCGAAATGAATCCCGATCGCAGCATGGCACCAACACCCGTTCCCACCGGAACACTTCGCAAGAAAAACACTTTCGCTGGAGGCTACTAACCTATGGCTACGAACTACAACTATCCCGATCCCGCCGACATCGAGGCTCAGGCGAAATACCGCCCTGGGGCTGCATCCAACATCTTCAACGTCCTTACCGGTGGACTCGCCGGCCAGATCACTGGAAGTACCCAACGCGGTCAGGAAGCGGCTCGTGCGCGTCAGGCATTGCTTCAGGAGGAGTTTGGTAAACGGGACGAGCAGCGGATGCTTGATCGTCAGTTGATGATCAATGCGCTTCAGAGCGGAGTAGATGCTCCTGTTGGAGCAGATATTTACGCGAGGATGGCCGACATAAAAAATAAGGTTCTTCGTAAGACTCTTGCTGCTGGAGAGGGAGCAGCTTCTGTGTATAACAACACGATGGGTCCATCTCAGTATGAGGGTGATCCAGCCTACAGAATATCAGCAACCCAAGCTCAGAATCAAATGGCTCAGAGAAGGGCTGAGTTGCAACAAACAAAAGACTTGGCAAGGGAAACCGATATTCCAGAGCTTGTTGCAGGACTAAGTGCTTATGGTGTTGAGGCTCGACCCGACATGCCTGCTGGCCAGCTTAGGGGTATGCTTCAGCAGGCGGTAGCAAGATCGCAAAGCCAAATCCCTGCGGAAGAGAGAGGGAAACAAGCAAGGGCTGGACTTGGTTTTCTTCAGCAAAAAGGAGAAATCCCAATGGTTGAGGATCTTAGTAAGATTCCTGACGAAGAGGCTGTTGTTAGGTTCAGTATGCTTGGAGAAGAATACAGGCAGAAGAATCGGGAGTTTCAATCTGATCGGAAACGTAAATTTGAACAGGAGTCTCTTAAAGGATTCATGCAAGAGCTTAAGGCTGAAAAGCCAGACAAAGAAAAGCTCCAGTCTCTTTATTCTCTGCTTCCTCAGTCATCTCAAGATAACGAAGAGTTTAGGGTTTCTGCTGGTGTTACGAGGCCAATGGCTAAGGACGAGAGGGATGCTCTTAATTCCTATGTAGGTGGACTTGGTGCGGCTGGATCGCTTGCTCAATCAATAGCGTTTTTTCAGGGAACAGGTGATTTAGCAAAGGTTTCTCAGAAAGGGTTCAATGGATTTAAAGCGTGGATGACTGGAATTAAAAACAAATACGGTGTTGAAGATCCAAGATATGCAGCATTAAACGATGTGATGCAGGAGTTTGAAGCTTATGTTGGAGATAAGAGGAAAACGCTGTTCGGTGCTTCTCTTACTGGAAATGAACTTCTTTCTGCAAAACGAATGTTTGGTGATCCAGAGTCGGCCAACTTCTTGACTCGTGCATTGAAGTTCATTGATTCTGCGTTTAAAGACGATATTATTGAAAGACGGTTTAATCGCAACGCAATCTTTGTTGATCGAGAAACTCAAAGAGAGGTTCAAGATGCTAGGCAGAACTGGTTTAACACCAGAGATCAATTCGGATTCCTAACACTTGGTAAGAAAGGAAAAGTTGGGCAAGTAGTTCCGGCCAGTGGAACCAACGCTGTAGACACTATCATTGATATGGATGCTCAAGGAAGGGAGATCAAATAATATGGCTATCAAAGTAAGAGTTGAGGGAGTTGGAATCCTGTCGTTTCCAGATGGAACATCTCGTGACGTTATCTCAGATACCGTGCGGAGATATTCATCCGAAAAGGCTCCTGCAACGATTGCAGAGATGCGCCGTCGCGAGGAGCAGCCAGGATTCAATCCTACCCAAGAGCAGAAGATGGGTGCTGCGATGCAGGCTGAAGAAGCAAGGCTTGCTGAAACTGAAGCTGGATCAGCATTTGATGAGGAAGCTCCGGTAAAACTCAATCCAAAGACCGTTTCTCGTTATGGAATCCCATTGGCAATTGCATTGGGTACGGGAGGATCCAGCATTCCAATTCAAATCGCAGCAGGAGCATTGTCTTCTGGACTTGGAGAAGCTGGCGCACAGACGATTGAGAAACTGGATGAGGATCAGGATTTTCGGTTTGGAGAAATCGCTGGTTCTGCAATTCGAGGCGGAGTTCCGGTTTTCAGGGGTTTCCCCGGCGCAACTAGAGCAACTATAGGAGCAGGTGCTTTAGGTAATATTGCAGCGGGAGCAGTTGAAGGCAAAATCGAGAACCCTCTTGAAAACCCTCTTTTAAGCGCAGGAGGGGTGGTAAAGGAAGGTCTTATTGGAGCAGCAATCCCAGGCGCATTAACAACCCTTGGAGCCACGGCTCGTGGAGGTGCTGGAATGATCAACCGAGCATTGGAAAACATTCAAGACGTAGAACGGATTGGTCCTGGTACCAGAGCTACCATAGGTCAGGCTTTCCCTGTGTTAGCTGGTTTTGAAAAACGGATTGCCGCAAGAACTGGCGGAGAGGACTTAAATCGTCAACTTCTTGAGCAATCAGATGCTATTACTGCTGCTGTTCGAGGAATCAGAGGACCGGCTGGAGATACTCCTGGTGTTGTTCGTCAAATCCTAAATGAGTTCGGAATCACGGATCCTAACACCGTTAATCGGCTGGTTGATGAAGCCCAAGGAATGACCACTGCTCAACAGGCCATTGATAAGGCTCGCAGTGGAGCGCAGCAAAGCCTCGCTCAAGAAGCATTGGCAGATGCTGAAGGGTCTTTTCGCAGATCCGTAAACGCTCAGACAAGGCTTCTTTCGACTGCTCCATATATGTCACCTCAGATGGGTGCCAGGGTTGAGCAAACCATAGAAAAAACTAAGGCTGCGTTTGATGATCATGCGGATATTTTATACACGCCAGTTAAGTTTTTTGAAGATACGCCCGTATTCACTTTAACTGGAAAAGCCGGAAGATCACTTCCATCTGTTGAACAGGCGATACTTGATATGAATCAAAAGTATCCAAGCCTTGTTAGTGGAGATCAAAGCCGTGTGTTTTCTCCGTATCTGAATCGTCTTAATGCTGTTCTTGACCAGAACATTCCTGCTTCTTTAAATGAACTCAGGATAATCCGAAGGAATCTTTACTCAGCATCTGATGAAGCTGGAAAAGTTTTTGGAACTCCTGAAAAGAGAGAACTTCGCAGGATAGCTGATCTCATTACTCAGACAATTGACTATCAAGCCCCATCGCACCTGAATGCCGCTGACGCTCTTTCTCTTCGCACGGCAAACTCGTTCTATTCTAAGTTTCGCCCCAGGTTTGATGATTTCGGTGTTTTCCAAGCGTTCAAGCCAGAGAAGCTGGAACGAGGACAGATGGCCGACATAATGACTCAGCGAGTCGCTCAACAAGGTGCTGAAACTCCAGCGTTCTCAAATCCCATCAGCCTGATTGATGATCTTAGAGCTTCAGGTGTTCGGAATGTGCCAAGTTCAACTGGCATTTCTGACATCGTAAAATCAGGAATCGTAAACCGATCAATCAATCAATCTACCGGAGAAATCAATCTCACCAATCTTGCTGCTGACCTCAACAGCGTCCAGCGGCAGGGTGGCGGTGGATTGGCCCAGCTTGGATTTGGAAACACCCGAGAGCTTAACCGGTTCGTCCAGTTCGTTGACAACCTTCCTGAAGCTCAACGGCGTGGGCCAGAGGCTGTGCTGGCACTGCTTCAACATGGCACCCCGGCAAGCCTTGGAATCGTTTCTCGTGCGGTCCAGTACCTTCCTGATGTTGCGACCACTCGCACCGTTATGGACGCGTTAGAGCGGAGGGCAGTGGCCGGTTCTGCGTCTGCCCGAAATACCCAGACATCCATTCGCGCCAAAGCCATTGAAGAACTTCTTCTCCAAGTCGCTGAGGGCGGTGGAACTCGTGCCGGAACTCCTGGCGCAACGGGAATGGCAGCTCGACTTGATTCTCTCAAAGAAATGGCTGGAACGGACAGCGCAGCAAAACTTCAAACCATTCTTGGCCGTAATCTTTTCGACATTGTTCAGAATCAAATCGTCCCGGGATTCAGGGTCATCAATCAGGCCAAGCAGAGGGCCGCTGGAGCCGGATCAACGGTCAGCGGATCAGTGTTTGAAAAGCTTGGAACAACTCCAGGAATTGGATCTATGACCGATTTTCTTGGGTATCAAGGACTTGCCGCTGCTTTAGCTCACGGCGCAGGAGCAACCGGCATGGTTAGCCGTCGAAATCAGCTTGAAAGACTCGCTCGATTGGCCGAAATGCCTTCTGCCTTGATGCAGCAAACGGTGGCGAAATACACGCTGGCGGACGAGCCCGAGTAAACTTTCCGAAAGAAATATCTCGACAGTTTGCAACACGCTGCTACTTTGGCTTGCGTGAGCGTAAAACTTCTAACCGTCCAGGAGATTGCTTCGGCTCTCGGGACTCATCCCGAGACGGTGCGTCGGTGGATCCGGTCAGGAAAACTTCCGGCTATGAAAGCCACGAAGCGCACCATCCGTGTCCGCTCCGATGTAATCGAGGAACTCCTCCGACAAAACCCACAATGAACAACTCAATCGCAACGACAACGCAGCCCTCAGATCAATCTGAGATGTACTCCAAGATCCAAGACCCCATCTCAGCCATCGAAAAGATGGGCGAGTGGATCGCAGCCAGCGGAATGCTGGGATGCACCAAAGTAGAGCAGGGTAAACTCATCGCGTGGCAGTGCGCCGCCGAGAAGAAGACCCCGTTCGACTTCAAACGGGAATACCACATCATCAACGGATCCCTCAGCATGCGCTCCGATGCCATGCTTGCCGGATACCGTGCCCGAGGAGGTAAGATCCTCTGGAAGCAGTTCGACTCACGCGCCGCCATCGCCCTGTGGACCTACGATGGCAATGCATGCGAGATCTCATTCACCACCGAGGACGCTAAGATGGCCGGTCTATTGCCAGCCAAGCCGGGGTCTGGGTGGGCCAAGGATCCCGCGGCAATGCTCCGCGCTCGTTGTATCTCCAAAGCGGTTCGCATGCTCGCTCCTGAGGTTGTGGCCGGCATCTACACGCCAGAGGAGACCGAGGACTTCCAGCCCTCCATCACCGAGGTCGCAGCGGTTCCCACTAAGTCCTTCGATATCACCGCAAAGCTCGAAGCCCTGTTCGAGTCACGCGAGGACGAGGTGAACGCTCTCCTCACCAAGGCCGGTCGCATTCAGGATGGTCAGACCTTCCGCGATCTCCCCGATGCGGTCGCCTCCAAGTACATCGCCAAGCCGGACCTCATCCTGTCCAAGCTGGCCGTCATCGTCACCCCCGAGATCATCCCTACGGAGGTTTCAAATGGTTGATATCATGCACGACATGCCGGCCTCCGATTACCACGAGGCGAAGGCACTCTCGAAGTCTGGTCTCGACCAGTTCCGCAAGTCCCCCGCGCACTTCCGCTCATGGCAGGATGGCAAGACCCGCAACGAATCCAGCCCCGCGCTGGAGTTCGGTACCGCCGCCCATTGCGCCGTCCTAGAGCCTGAACGCTTCATCCTGACCTACCGCCTCTTCACCGGTGATCGCCGCGCCAAGCAGGGTAAGGAAGACCACCAACTCATCATCGACAACGGATTCATTCCGCTGCCGCCAGATCAGTGGAACAACCTCACCGGACTCGCTTCTGCCGTACACGCCCATCCTGCTGCTGCTGGCCTACTGGATGGCATTAAGACCGAGGTCTCGTACTTCGCCGAGTGGGGTGGCATCGAGGTCAAGGCTCGCATCGATGGGATCGGCAAGGATTACATCATCGACCTTAAGACAACCCAAGACGCTTCACCCGCGGCGTTCGCTAAGAGTTGCGCTCAGTTCCGCTACCACGTTCAAG